TGGTGATAGAGGCTAGTCGCTCGGCCGAATCGTAAGATTTTGGCTAAGCGTCCAAGGAAGCTCACATCGAACTTCCGTCTTTTCTGCACTTTGATTCGATCTTCAAATGTTTCGGTAAGAGCAACCAATACTTCCAAGGGCAAAGCTGCCCCAGTAGAATGGTTACACCCCCAAGGGGGCAACAACCTTGCGATTGCTTCATAAACACGACGCTGACGATGTGTCAGCATACATTTGAAGGGTTGTCCAAATGACCTCATCATGTCCAGAAATGAATCGTCTGAGACACTTCTCCATTTATATTGGGAGATGACTGAATTTGGGGTGATAACTTTACCAGCAAATTCAGTGATCAGGGAGGAAGTTATACTCTTCGTCTGATCATGAGGGCATTCCAAAAGGTCGAGAATCTTCATATATCTCTCATATAGTCGTTCATCGAGAATGACTACATCATCCCCTAGTATAAAGAAGGATGATGGTTTCGTTGAGAGCATTGATAGAAGAACTCCATGAGTTAGGGCAAAAGCAGCAAATGAGGGATACAAACCCATTGGCTGACCTTTGGTCCACGAAATAGGACCAATTGGTGAAAACCATTTTGCACGACTCAAGTCGCGAAAGAGGTCAACAGCGTAACCCCATTGGGGATCCGTTGAAAGGCTTCTAAGGACCGTCAACTGTAAAGACAGAGGAAAATAATCTGTCGCAGAAGATAGGTCGACAGCAAAAGCTGTCTTTCCATTCGCGAGATGCTTTTGGATTACGGGAATGGCTTTTGTTTGATCGAAGGTACAATCCCAAGGTAGGGATTGGAGAAGGCCATAAAGGCAGTCTCCTAGAGGCTGAAGTGCCAGTTGGTGCACCCTATAAGGGGATGCAATCCAGCGAACCTTCCAACCGCCGTCCTTGGTTAAAGGGACGACTTTTCCACCATAAGGTACTTCATGAAGAGGTACCGGTGGTCTCTTCTCGTACGGGTAATACCACGCACCAGTAAGAGGGTTGATACACTCTAGTTCCTTCCGTTTTATACCGGTAAGCACGGCCGAATAATAAAACCAATGCTTACATCTTGCGAACCCTTGATGGGCCGGCTGTTGGAACCAAAACAGCTCATTCTCAAGATAATCATCCTGATTAACCGATGCGTCTCCCCAGATTGGGGAACGTACCGAGGGTGATCCGGAATAAAGGATTAAGGGCTGAATACCTTTTCTACCCTTAAACCGATCAGCAAATAGTCCAAGTTCTTGTACGTGCTTGGTGATCTCAAGATGCAGATCTGGTGGAATAAAAACATCAGATGACTGCACGGATTGTTGGAATTTTCTTTTATGCTCAATCGTTGGCTCACTCGGAATAAAAATCGAGTAAAGCATGAGACTATTAATCACAATCTCAAAACAACGATCAGATCTACGAGCATAATCCAACAATGCACCCCATACTCCGTAAACCTTTCCACGTCGATTACGACGTATCCAGGTTAGGAACGGAAGGCCTGCCCTATCACGCAAGAAATCAGTTTTAATTGATTTCAAGTGACTGCATGCCCAAGCCGGACCAGAATTTGTCTCCCACTTAACCACCTCGGCCAGAAAATCTTGGGCGAGGTGGCGTGGGAGGCCGTAAGACAACAAACGTCCTAATCCCCCCTGAGCCATGCATTTCTGCATAGGGTGTCCTCCTTTTTATTAAGGATGGATGCCAAAGGCTCAGGAGGTCGAGGGACCTCCAAGAGAAGACGGGGCCCACATCCCCACCATGGGTGATAGGGGTAGGAAAAAGAGAAGTATGAATAATCCAGACGCAGTAAGGACTTTAATCCTTAGATTGTCTTTTTCCCCTTTCTGACTGGTCGTTTAGACCAACCAAGGGGCGGCGCTTTTTCATCAGCAAGCTTTTCAGCTTCAAGTGAGTTGGTGTACGCCATACATAAATCACAATTGACCATTCCTGGTAGGGACCGTTGAATTGGTACTCCCAGTTCTTCGTCAAGTGATTGTGCAAAGCTTTTTTGCCTCACACTTACCGGAAGACGTCCAACTTGTGCCCTAAGATCAATAAGACCTTTAAGGAGAACAAGCTCATCCTGCCACTCTTGAAGAATGACAAGAGGGTCTCTCAATAGTTCATTCATA